GGCCTCCAATTACCGTACTTTACTTGCGAATGCTTCGGCCTCTCCATCTTGGAAGGCGTCGAAGAAAATCATCAGTCTATAGGGCTGGTCAAGGAGACCGCCCTCCCACGGGAGTACGTTGTATCCGTTAGTTCGCGGGATAAGGTGGATTTCGGTAGTCTGTGACTTGCCTGATCCCTTCGTCTTCTCCACCCGAACAATCTCCTGCTTGCGGCATTGTGTGTACGAAACCCACGCCTCCGCAATCTCAGGGAACTTGTCGAGCGTGACCGACATGCTCTTACCCTCTGATAGATACCTACTTACTTCCTTTGCTTTTGGACTGTTCTTCCCTGTTCGGGGTCAGCGATGCGAAGTGGTCGCCCAACTTGGCGTCAATCGCGTCCGCAGCCTCACGAGAGAGCCGCAGGTAGTTGTCTACCGAAGCAGCCTCGCCCTCGAAGGACCAGCCGACTACGAGAGTGTCGAACAGCGCAACACCAAGGTCAGTTGCCTGCCCCGGTCGAACGCCAGCCTCAGGATCAATGTCCTGCGGCATCTTCTTCACCAAGTTATTGAAGTCTCGCTTTGAGATATCGGACTTCACTTCAAGCCAATCACCATCACCAAGATCAAGACGCGTTACATCAGCGCTTGCGAAACGTAGTAAGCCCATTATTTCCTTTCCTCTAAGGGAATGGGGGACGCTGGCAGCGGCAGCGAGTCAGCGCCCCCTCTAGTTAAATGTTATGCACCCGCTACCGACGACTCGGCGTTGACCAGAGTTGCCGTGAAGATCGGATCACCGCTTTGTGGACGGAGAATCTGAGCCTCGACGCTGTACTCTAGGTAGTCAGCCGTGTTCAAAGGTAGGTTCGTGGTGTTCCACTTGACGCGCGGGATCAAGATAGACAACGTGTTCTTTGGACCGGATGATCCGCTGATATAGTCGCCTTCAAGGTGAAGTTCTACCTCGAACTCCGTCTCGTCTAGGAACAGGTCGTATTCCTCATCGGAATCGAAGTCGAACGTCGCGCTGAGGTTCACGTCACGCATGCCTAGGGCCGTGCGCTTGTATGAACGCGTCTTGCGAAGCGTACCGATTCGCTCGATGTTGTTACCAACCGAGAAGTTGAATGACTTCACGGTACCAACCTCGACACCATCGCGAAGCATGCTTGCTCCGGTGAAGTGGAATGGCTCCTGCTCAGCAAACGTCTCGGTCGCGAGACCGCCCGTGTGCTTGGTCCTCGTAGAACCGTCAAGGCCCCACGATACAGTCACGATTTCGTTGAATGCGGCGTTGATTTCCAGCGTGTTAACGCGGATACCACCGTAGCGCATAGCAACAATGTCACCGGCACTCATTTCGAACGTGAACGTCGGTGATGAGTTACCCGGCTCGAATACGTGCTCGTATCCACCGCCTGAGTACGGGCTAGAATCAACTAGCGCGCCTGCTGAGGCGAAGGCAGAGCGTAGCAATGGAGCGATTCCACGAGGAACCAACTCCATGTCCATCGTACCTGACGTGTTGAATGCGGCAGGCATCGCTACTGAGCGATCCCTGTTACCTCGAATCTGGTCAGGGACGATGTACTCGTTTGTGTTGTCAAAGTTGAATGACGACACAGGTAGGAATATGGTAGGTGCAACGAAGTCACCCTCAACGGTTTCTAGGCCGTATCCAACATATCCCAAAGCAGCAACAGTCATATCTTTCTACTCTCCGTGATTACGGTTGATGCTGGTATTGCCTCTCGACAGTCAGCACTAGGAGCGCTCGTCTAGCGTAGACTTCTCCGCGCTCATCAGGAAGAAAGTCAACAGACCCTACCGTTACTTGTCGAACTCTTTCTAGGGGCTCTAGTTGTCGGTTCGCTGCTCGCATGAACCATTTCCAAAGCGCCAAGGCCGCATCTTCCAGCGGACCTTCCGCGTCATTACCTGACGAGGCCGGATCGAAGTAATCGGTAGCGTCTACCATGATAGAGATTGTGTAGTCGTGGTTCAGGCTGTAGTAGCCAACACGCCTACCAAGCGTCTCCATCTTGGGGTTGATAGTCCCCGCCTGAATCATCAGGTAGGGATATTCGTCAGCATGCAACCAGCCGGGATCACCCTTCTGCACCGATTGAATGTCAACTATTCCGGCAATGCCGCCCGCACTGGGGTCAGCATCAGCGAATGCTTGTAGTTCTTCCACTAGATGATCGAGTACGTCAGTCATGCCAACTTGTCCAATTGAGGCTTCAATGTCTCTAGCAGGGCTTCAACCATTTGGCCGCGCACTTCCTCTGATACGAACCAGAATCGGCGCTCTGGAAGCCTGTGTGTATACGATCCTGTCCAGCCCATACCTGAGGTCTCGCCGCCAAAGTTGTTCTCGACCTTAGGGCCTGAGAGCGTTAGGGCCGCGCGCCTAGTGGCTGTACGGATCACTAGTTGTGTGTTACCATTACCGGCAGAGTTCGAGCGTGCCATCGACTTCTGACCGTCCTTGAAGGCGGCAGGGTACTCGACTGCGGCTCGCTTCAATCCACCGGATTGAACGAGGATCGGGTGCGACTCGGGGTAACCGCGCCACAACCGGATATTGCGTGTAAACTCAGAGAGCGGCTTCCAGCCTTTGCCAGCGAGCCAACCCTCGTGCTTGAAGTTCTGGTCCCACACCTTAGCGGCACCACGGATCATGCCCGCCATGTCGGGAGAGTCAACGACCTTCTCTAAGTCCTGCACCGCCTTGATCATGGGCTGCAAGCCCCGGAAGGTGATGATTACGGGACCGGCCTGTGGCCCTCGTGCGGCTGGCATTACGCTATCCTCTTGCGCCTGTACTTCTCCGTCAGTTCAACGAACTTCTCGGACGTGCCGGGAACGAAGTCCACCGGGTTCATGTCCCTAGAACCCCGCAGGACGGGCTGTATCATTTCGTACGCTTGGTAAGCGGTCGCCAACTTCAATGGAGTAGGGATCGTCGCGTAACCCGCGTCGTAATTAACTAGGTACGTCCTGTAGGGAGAGAAGTAGTTGCGGTACTTGTCCGCCCACTCGATCATGCCCGCGTCGTTGTGCAGGACGAAGCCTGACAGGTCGTGGGCGATGCCGGTCTCAATCTCGTCCAGTTCGGTGAGGGCGTTCAACTCGACAATCGGGTAGTGCTGTAGGATGAGCCTGCTGCTGCCCTTGCCCTGAATGCGCTCCGAGTAGGTCGTGAGCGCGATCTTACGGTCTAGGTAGTCTTCGAGGAAGTCACCTGCGGCACTGACGATTTCCTGTAGGAAGGTGTCGTCAATCTTGTCCCACTGCGCATCCTTGATCGGTAGGGGCAGACTTTTCAAGTATTCAACAGTGATGATGTTAGCCACGTGAACTTCTCCTGACGATGCTCAACTTCTTACGTCGGCGGCGACCGAACGAAGTTCGCCTGTTGTGCGATGCCTGCATTGCTGCCTTACCCCGCAGGCTGTAGACCAAGCCCCGCTGCTGTATTCGACGGCGCAACTTCTGGAAGACGTTCATCCTGCGCTTGCGCGGTCTGGCGCGTATCTTCCTCTTGTCCGTCTCTACTGCTTGCTTGATCGCCACTTAGAATCCTATCGGCCTCGCTGACCAGCGTGCTCTCGAATAGCGGCCACTGGAAATCCTGTGCTCGCTTCAAGCCCGCTTCGCGCATGCGCTTCAATTCGTTAGGGGTACGTTGTAGTTTGAGGATCACGTCGGCAATGTCACTAGGATCGACATTAGCGTACCGTTGACCCGACTTGTGAATCTCCCAGTCGTGGACCGGCAGACCCTTCCCAGCGGGTGAGGCAACCTCCCAGCCAGCAGCGTACTTAGTCACTGCGACAGGAAGACCACACGCCATAGCCTCGGCAATAGGCATTCCGAACCCCTCAACCTGAGACGGTAGGACGAACAGATCGCACATGTTGTACAACTCCACCAGACCCGGAAGGTCTAGCCTGTTTGTCCGTTCAGGGGTAAATGAATGTAGACCGGGAGCCAGTCTCGGATCGTGGATAGTAATGTCAGCGATACCGTACGCCTGCTCCATTTCGATCAGATTCCATCCCTCTAGCCAGTGGTCCTGAAACGGACTGCTGTGCAGGTAGAGCAGGATATCGTTGCGCTTATGACGGTAGCGCAGGATAGAAATAGCCTCAATCAGTCGCGTAAGTTGCTTACGTCGAACGTTCTGAGCAACACACATGACGATGAACTTGTCCTCGACATGGTGATACTTGCGTAGGTCGTCACGTATCCCGGTGACATTGAACACGTCGTGATCGACACCCGTGTAGACCCATGGGAAGTCCCGCCCCGTAGCGTCACGGAGGGCCTTCGAACCGAATTCAGTCGCGGCAACGTTGTCAACTCTGGCAAGGATTTGACGCCATCGCGTATTGACTATCGGCGCGCCCTCGATCAACTGCATGACGAGGAACTTCACGTCGTACGGCAGGTGCCGTGCGTAGGATAGAGTGTTACCGGGCTCACCTGATAGATAAACTAGATCAGGCTTCCACCGCTTGTAGGTCTTTCGAGACGTACCGGTGGCTAGCATGTCGTCGCCTGACTCGGGCCAGACGAGTTCGATGCCGGTGTTATTCGCCCTTGGTCTTCTCTTGTTCGCCATCAGCGCTTCGACGGCTAGGACTTGATGCCCTGCCCTTTGAAACGCCTGTGCTGCTTTCCTGTTCTGTCGCCCGAACCCTGTTTCGAGTCTCGGACTGTCGCCCAGTACCAGAATCTTCGCCACTCTTATCCTCCGTGCTCTTGGCACTTGATGCACTCTTGGTGCTGATGTTGCTCAACTCGGCTTCGATATCACCCCAGCCGCCGAGCATCCTTCCGTCTTCGGTGAGCCTGTACCCTGAGACCCACGCTCGCCTGATCCACTCAGGGCGATCAACAGGGAGGGTGAGAAGCCCATCCACTGCTTCGAGCGCGCCGTCATAGAAAAAGACCATCTGATTCCCGTGCCTACGCACCATGTGCTGTAGGGAAATCGTTGCGCTCTTAGCCATTAGAAGTGCTTCTCTCCGGTCAACTTAGACGCCTCGATCAGCATGAGCGGATCGACGTGCTCAGTGTTGAAATCGTCCTTCTCCGTAGCCGATTCAGGCGGAACCTGACCGGATAGTGAGAAGGCGGTTCCAGCCTGAACCGCGTCGAAGACTCCACGCTTAAAGTCGTCGTAAGATGGGCTGTCAACAATGTTTCCGCCTGTGTAGACGGGAACGGTTCCGCCACCAACGGTTGCGTCAGTGGTGTTGAGGTCGGTACCTAGTTCTGAGTTCACGACAGCATCGTGCGCTGAGTCGTCAAGCGCCTCGCGCGCCTCTTGGTCGTCCTGAACGTCAAGACCAGCGGCACCCTCTAGGTATGTTTCGTCAGCACGATCAAGGTGTGCCTCGTTGAGAGCAGCGTGAACCGCATCCCAATCGACTACACCATCGGTCGTGTTGTCCGCGACGATCTGTGCGTACAGAGCGTCATTCTGAATCAACTCAGGCATTTCACTTCCTCAGTCGTAAATAAGGCAGGGTGCCAGTACAAGACTAGCACCCTTACCCTACGTACGATCTTAGATACCGCTCGTAATGGTGAAGTTCTGTAGAAGTGCCGCAGCACCCTGTAGAACGAAACCACCGTACCACTTGATCATGAAGTCCACCGAGTCGCGAGTCTTCGCTAGTTCCTCGTACGTGAAGTCCTTGTGAACAAGGAGTTCCGCACGGTTCCTATCGAACACGAGCACCTTGGTGTTGTCCTGCCAGTGGTTGTCCTGAATGATGGCTAGGCCGTCATATGAAGGAACGCGGAAACCGGCGTCCAACGTAACAGGGTCAATGAATTGAACCTGAGACTGGACCAAAGACTTGATCATGCGGCTAACCGCACGCGTAGCGACAATCGTGTTCGGACGACCGCCACCAAGACCAATGTCGCCAGCGGCGTCAATCGTCTTGTCAAGCATGTTCAGCGTAAGCGCGCCACCGCCACCGTTTACGACGGCACCTGCACCACCTGAGGCGCTGTAGATGCTGGAATCATCGGTGATCTGGTATAGAATACCAGTGATATCCTCGCTACCACCGTTTGCCGTAGCAATGTCGGTAGATAGTCGTTCGACCATTGCCTGCTGGTGAGCCTCAACCTCTGAGCCCAAGGCATCAAAGTAGGTTCCAGCAGCAGCAATCATCGGGCCGGTTACTTCACCACGAGTGTACAGGTACTTCATCGTCTTGAAGGTTCGGCCATAGGTGCTCTGAGTTGCTGCCGGTAGAGGACCACCGTCAACGCTCCATGATGCACCCGGAAGGCTTAGCCTCTTGCGGATGAAGTAGGTGTTCGTAGCCCAAGCACGCTTCGTTACGGCGTTGTAGAGGCTAGGAACCTTGGCAGCGAAATCACGGATTCCGCCGTCAACCAACTCAGGGATGAAATACGCAGCGGCACTCGATGCAAGGTCAAGAGCCTTCTGAATCTCGTAAGACATGTATCCCTTATCTCAACTTCTGCTCGCTGAGTTCGAATCCACGGCGAATGCGCTCTGATGGGCTTAGCCCAGCGAGTGCCTCGCGCGCTTCGTCAATCTCAGACTTAGCAATCAATACGCCCGGAGCACGAGTCTCCGGTACTGTGTCTAGCAAACGTTCCATGTTCTCGCTCAAACCTAGGATCGCCTTCTCGATGATCGTCAATCGGTCCTCAGACTTCTCAACGACTACCTCTACTGGGGCGCTAGCAGCGGCCTCTGGAACAACCGGCTCGACCTTAGAGTTGCCAATCTCCTGTCGAACAATGTTTCTGATTGATGTTTCGAGCGCGGTAACCATTGCGGAAACCTGCGCATCTTCTGACTTCTCGACCACGGCGACACCAACGATATCATCCTTGGCAGCATCCTCTAGGTTCAACTCGGGGTTAACCGGCTCAACCTCAGCGGGATCAGCGTCCGCAGCGTTAACTACGGATACTTCCTTGGTCTCGACCTCTACCTCGACCGTCTTCTCGTCGGCCTTCGGAGTGACTTCATCTGACATAGAAGACTTGTCTCCTGTGGCTAGGGCTTCGGCAGCAGCCTCGTCCATAGCCTTGCTAATAACCGTACCTAACGACGGCTGGAAGAATGGCCTTGTAGTAAGGCTAATCTCATCTGGAATCAGATCAGCGATTTGACGCTTGATCTGCCCTGCGGCCATTACGACACGCGGGTTCTCTGTGATGCCGTGCATGGAAAGTCCGAACTTCTTCGGCTCCTTGCCGGGTGGCAACTCGTTAGGATCAGTACGCGCGCGTAGCCATACTGACGTAGGGTGAGTCTTATCCAACTCGCCACCGACGTGCAGTAGACCCTCGTCGTCAATCCAAGCCTTCGTGATTTCTCCCATTTCGGAGTCCATGATAGTCTTGAATTCATCCACGTTCCTACCGTGCGTATCCTTTAGGGGGACACCGTAGGAATTGATGTGATCCGCAATCTGCTTTAGGGCGTCAGGCAAGAACTCATCGCCAGCGATATCAACGTAGCCCGGTCCTGAGACCACGCCTTCGATGTACCACGGCTTGTCGTCCGCGTAAAGGGACTTTTCAACTGTGAGAACGTGCTTCCACTCTGACATTTTACTCATTACTTCAATTCGTCACTTTCGGCCCTCGTGACCGCCCTTACGGGATTCGGCTTACCGAACGTGTCAGTCCCAATGCCGCTAACCGGATCGGTGAGCGTCTGAGCCTTAGCGATATCGGTAAGCATTTCAACAGGGATCGCGCCAGCGGGAGTCATGATGAAGTGAACATCGCCGCCCTTGATTGGGCCTAGACCCATTTCAGCACGAATCTCGTTAATGCTCTTTCGACCGGCCTTCTCGTGACGGTCCTGAATTTCGGCCTCTGCGCTCTTGCGCCTCTGGTCACCCTCACGGTGCTGGAACAGAACATCGTCCCAACCGAAGATGCGCCAGATCAGGCCATCGTTAATTTCATCCTCGACCGTTTGCTGGCGAGGGAAGATTACCTCAGCGAAGAACGAATCCTCGATCTGGTTCTGGCCTGATCGGATCGTTCGCTCAAAGATTCCTAGGCGGGTCTCGTCAACCTCTAGGACCGCACAAATCTCTCGTCGGTTGTGAACGCGACCCTGCATGTACTGCATGTCCAGCGCGGACGATACCGACTTCTGGATATCAACGTCACCTTCAAGAAGGATCGGCCTGTGGGCGTTCTGAGTACCAACGTAGTTCTGCTCTAGCCACTCGCGGTTGCGCTTAGCCTCGTCACCATCACTGTGCTTGACAATGAAGATCGTTCCGGTCTGTGCGCTATTGTCGTAGAAGGACCACGTGAAGTCCATCGCCTTAATGTCGATAGCCACGGTCTTCTGTAGCGAGTAGAGCGGCGACAATCCCTTGGTGTCGTCCTCAGGGTCTTCGATCCTAAAGTGTAGGATCACGTCCGCTGGGTACTCCATCGGGTCTTCCTGAGGCTGGAACGCACCGTAGCGCCAAGCCACGATAACGCCGTTGTTGTCTACCTTCGGGTTGACGAAGCGTGGGTTTAAACGCACAGCCTTGATCGGCGTGCGCTGCTTAGACGCGCTGCGCTGGATCAACCAGAATGATTCGCCGTATGTGTCCAAGTCCTTGTAGGTCTGGCGAAGTAGTTGCTTGCCGTTCGAACGGCGGAAGAACAACTTTAGGCGGCGTGCCTTTTCCTCGTCTACCTTTTCCTTCGGGTCTTCGCTGATGAAATGGAAGCCACCGCTAACCGCGTACGTAGCCTTCTTGTCGATGGCCGCGCGCACGATAGGGTGCTGCTTGTACATTTCATAGAAGATGCCGAACTGCTGTCTCTTACTGTAGTGCAGAATGTCGTGCATCGGCTTCGGGCCAAGGAGGGAGAATCTCGCCTGACTGCCCGGAGGCGTCACCGTGATCTGCGCCTTCTCGATCACCTGACCGCGCACGTTCTTAGTAACTTCGTAGCCCATTACTCGTCTCGCTTGTACTTGAAACTGATCCGTAAGGGCGTGCCGTTCAATGACTGAACTTCAATAGACCAAGATGCTCGGCCCACTTCTTCGTTTCCGGCGCGGCCAGACATGATCGCCTTGCGTACGCCCTTCAACGCCTTCTTTCTAGAAGGGGTTAGGTCCGTTTGTGAAATGAGCCTATCGAGTTCACGTATCGTCACGTTACTTCGCTTCCCACACTACCAAATTACCGCAGCCCCGACAAGGACCGGATACCTTGCCGCCTTGGATCGTGCGGTAGAGGTCTCGGTTCTTAATTGACAAGGCTCCATTGACTTCAACACCAAAGAGAACGTTGTCCACGGGGCACCTGATTTCACGCTTCTGTTGCGCCACTTAGATTGCCCTCATTGCTATGTCTTCGTCGCCGGAATCGCACCATGCCTCGGTAAACCTGTACCAATACGGTAGTGCCAATACGTAGCGAAGTTGGAAAGGATAGCGCTTCACCAGCGCCCTAATGTACGCGACCGCCTTCTGTGATACCTCGGGAGGCAACTCCCGGTTGTGTCGGTACTTGAAGGTCTTCTTGCCCTGTAGGGTGTATCGCTTAATGTCAGTGATCTTATCCTGACAGGTATCGTGTTCGGGATTGAACCGTTCTTTAACGGCCTCCAAGGACGTAGAATTTGACTGGCTCATTGCCTTCCCCGTAGACACCCAACTGGGTTGACCAGAAAATGTCGTCGGGATCGCCGGTAAATCGGTAGAACCCGGTCTCTGACTTCTTTCGTCGGATGCCGTGAATCTGCTGCATCAATTCCTTGTGCGGCGGATACTTGCCCTTACCTTGCTGTAAGTCAGCCTTGAACTTCGTAGCCCAGCGTTCCTTCTTGTCGTGCGTGAAGACGATGCCCTCCACACGAGCGTTGTTGCCTAGGCCTTCGCGCTTAGCGCGCTCAACGAAGATCGCACCTACGCCCGTCTCGTCAATGCTGACGCGTCGAGCCCCGACCTGTTGAACGAGTTTCTTCAACTCGTGGAACTGTTCCTCGTAAGGTGCTTGCGTTTGGTACACGTACTTGACGACCCACTTAGGCTGGTCGCCCTGCGTGTTGGAGAAGTGCTGAATGACCGTAAACACGGTCTGGTCCCGCTTCTTAGCGAGGTCCACGCCAATCGAGATTTCGTCGTTCTCGAACCTATCGAATGACCGGCTGCTGACAAGGGTCTCGTCCTTGGCGCTGGTCACCAAATCCCATGGGTAGAATGCCTCGGTCTCGTCAACGAACATGCACTCCATTTCGGTCTGGAAGGTCATGAGGTCAACGGCCCGGTAGATTTCGTTCTTCAACTTGTCGTTGCCGAACTCGTTTACACGCGCAGGCGTGTCCATCGTAGGCGCTAGGGCGATAGCGTCGTCCAGCGCTCCGTCGCGAACCATGTACCTTGACTCCCACCAAGGGATCACGTGTATACTGTAGTTAGGGTACTTATCGCGGTCGGTGATGATCGAGTGGTACAGACCAGACTCGCCCATCGGCGTGCTGATCACGGTGATCCTGTTCTCGCCTCGAATGGCAGCAGGGACACCGGCCTGATAGAGCGCCGGGAACTTCTCGATGAACGCCGCCTCGTCAAAGTAGACCGACTTGGCTCCACCGCGCACAGCGTGCGTACCCGGCTTTGAGATAATTGTAGACGTGTCAGGAGGGTAGTGGAACGCTAGGGCGTCCTCTGCGTCCCTGAATTTAGGAGGCTTCCACCCGAACGGTTCTAGTTCGTCGGGGATGCTGGCGTACAGGGCGGCTGCGGCGCGAAGTTTGCTGCTCGCTTCCTCCTGATTGACCGAGACGATGTTAGCCTCGTATCTCGACCTCGTGCACGCGGCGTGTACCGTCTCTATCGAAATCGTCGTTGACATTCCGATCTGACGTGCCTTCACCAACCCCCGGAAGGCTGATTGGTCGTTCAGAAACCGCCACTGGAATTTCTCCAACAACGTCGGCTGCTGATTCAGGCTCGTCAGGGCCTCCGCCCATACCCCCGGACTGGTGCTCAAAAGCAATTCGTAGTCGGTCTCCTGCAAGGCCTCGTCTCGCAAAGATTTCGATGATTGGCTTCTTGTTCTGGTCTGATCCTTCGTCACGCGCTCTCTCGTTCTTGAACTTCATTTCCATGAAGCCCTGTAGCACCTTTAGGCGCTCCGCAACTTCCTTCTTCAACTCTGGCATCTTGATAGGAGAAGGGTTTGGGTCTTCGATACCCTCAGGCAGTTGCTCGCCCTCTGTTTCCACGATCAGGGCTGGTACCACCTGACGCGTGAGCAGCAAGATCAGGATATCGAGTTCTTTGTCGAGGGCAATCGCATCGCCCTTAGCAATGACGCCGCTGTAGTACCTGAACTGTTCGTCAGTCAGGAGCGGCTGCATCTTCAATAGGATGGCGTTCGCCATTTCCGTAGGGATCAGCGACTTCGCCTTGTTCTTAGAGCCCTTCGGACGACCGCGCTGGCGCTTGGTCTCCGCAGCCTTGTACGTGGAAGCGAGGTCGCGGTTCTGCCCCTCTGTGGGACGCGCCACGACCTCTCTACCGCCCGGCATAATTCGAATTAGGCCTCAGGCTCGTTATGAGCCTCAGGAGCCTTAATCGGCTCGTGTGCAATTACTGTGCCCGCCTCATCGGTAATCTTGACCAGCGTGCCGTCCTTCAACTGAGGGTCAGCAACGGGAGTGGTCGAGGTACCGGCTAGCACGGCAATCCATGCGCCGAGTGCACCTGTCGCCAAGTCAACGAGGGTACTGATCGAACCCTGATCAACGTCGGGGAATGCTAGGAAGATTCCCTGCTTGACAAACTGCATCGTCGCGACGATTGCTGCCATGATGATAACTGTGCTTCGTCCGAAGATCATGTCTTTCGCCTCTCGAATGTGTTTAAACGCAAAAGCGTGTTTAAACGCGGGGTAACAAAAAACCCCTCAGGGCAGACGCCCTAGGGGTTGTGCACGGTTTCTTAACCGCGAAATGTGGAGCCACTACGAGGAATCGAACCCCGACCGGATGAGTACAAAACACCCGCACTACCGTTATGCAACAGTGGCATTGGACCGGCTTACAAGTTACCGGGACGCTCGCGGTGAGTGACCGCTGCGACTGCTCTGGCAAAGGTGACAGGAATCGAACCTGCTAGGCGCGGGTTTGGAAGCCGCTGGCATGCCTTATGCCCTCACCCTTATGGTGCATGTCGCAGGAGTTGAACCTGCCCGCTTGTCTCGACTCCACAGCCGGGGAACGACTGTGGCGACTACGGTTAGCCTTGTCGAAGGGCTCCACTACACGCATGTCGTGTGGAACTTGTTAAGGCGCTGCCACACTCGCGCCTGTTCGGTTTAGTGACACGAACAAGGTCTCTGGCTCTCTCGGAAGGAATCGAACCCTCATCCACCGGGTAACAACCGGGCGACCTACCGTTGGCCGACAAGAGAATGGTGCCAACGCCGGGAATAAACCACGGACGAAGGCATGGAGCCGCCTATCAGATTCGAACTGATTACCTCGTCATTACCAATGACGTGCACTACCACATGTGCTAAGGGGGCTGGTAACTCCCGGTAGAATCGAACTACCACTCGCGGCGTATGAAACCGCTGCCCTGCCGTTAGGCTAGAGAGTCTTGGTAGTCCCTTACGGGAACCGTTCGGCAGGTACCGATCCCTGCTTCACCAGCGAATCCAGACCGCAGTCCGTATCTCCGTGAACGCCCATCTAGTTACTTGCTATGGACGGGGCATTTGCCCTGTGCGTGCAAGTCCCGACGATTCCCCTGAGGGATACCGTGTCGAGCCCGGTAGCGAGTGATTGAGCCGTCGCTGCGGTACTTCTCCTGAAAGCGGAGACGGTAGTTGCGGCGATGCTTTCGTGCACCCGACCCCTTCTGATTGGGGTCTTTTCGTTTGCCCATTGTGACCTCTACTGAGGGTCACTACGTGTGACCCTACTTACGTATGGTCATAGTGGCAAATCCTTTCTCCGGTCTTACCGGAATGTGGTACTGTTGGCGAGATTCGAACTCGCGAGTTCCTACTTGGCAAGCAGGCTCCGTAGGCCACTGGGACACAACAGTATGGTGCCCGACCCGCCCTCAACGGACGACCCGAGCATGGAGCCTAAGTAGAGAATCGAACTCTAATCGGCGCTTTACGAAAGCGCTGTCTTGCCGTTAGACGACAGAGGCTTGAAAGCGGGGCGACCTACGAGCACAGCAACACCAACCTTAACCCGGTAGAGTCGGTGGCTTCTCGTAAGCCTAACTACATTTGGTACTCACTAGAGGATTTGAACCCCTGACATATGGTATGTAACACCACTGTTCTACCGCTGAACTAAGCGAGTTTGGCACCGCCTACGCGATTCGAACGCGCATCTTCCGAGTTGAAAGCCCGGCATCCTAAGCCCTTAGACGAAGGCGACACATGGAGCCCAGTTTTGAGACAAGTTGGCATGTCTGTACCCGTCTTAGGGGTCATTTGGTAGGCCACAAGAGAATCGAACTCTTGACCACCTGCATGTCAAGCAGGCATTCTAACCACTGAACTAGCGGCCTTTGGTACTCCTGACAGGACTCGAACCTGTACGCCTCTGGTGCACACCGTTTTGAGCGGTGCGTGTCTTCCATTCCACCACAGGAGCAAGCGCTTCATCCGACTTACGTTTCGGAGCGGAAGCATATCCACCGTGAAGCCCTGATGCGGCTTCCGTGAACGGTCCCGTCCTTCTCAGACCTACGGGACACTATTTGGCACGCCCACGGAGACTTGAACTCCGGTCGAGAGATTGAGAGTCTCCCATCCTATCCGCTAGACGACAGGCGCATGGAGCCCAGTCAGGGAATCAAACCCTGTCCTCGCGGTTTAGTGCCGCGCGTGCTACCATTACACCAATCAGGCTAGTCCGTTTCAATCGGGCTGTCAGTTTCAAGCCAGATGTACGGTTTGTTTGGTTTGTCCATGTCAACGTCCGTCTGAACCATAGTAGATGGCCCGAGGATGCGAACGCGACGGTGATAGGTCGAATTCCCTTGCGAATCTGTTACACGAATGGCCGGGTCGTTGCGACCCTCATCCTTGTTGCGCTTCGCGAGGAAGCCGTTAACCGTAATCACCTACTGCATGACTAAACCTCATTTGGACAGTGTGACGAGACTCGAACTCGCATGCCGGGGTTTAAAAGACCCCTTTCCACCGTTGGTACACACACCGTTGGTCCTGAGAACTGGAATCGAACCAGTGGCCCTGCGCTTTTCAGACGCGAACTCTACCTACTGAGTTATCTCAGGTTGTATTTGCGGCGCAGTATCCAGTCAGCAACGTACATCGCTGCCATGTATACGCTCCACATGATCATGACCGCAAAGACACGATCAGGTCTCCCGGCTTCGTAAGAGGCTTCCAGTAGGAGCCTGATGCCGAAGAATGCCATACCGATCAACCAGACCTGTTTGATGGACGGCTTTAGCCCCAGTAGGACTACCACGCCAATCGGGACCGCCAGAAGCGGTACCAGTATCCAAGTTGTAACCGGTAAGCCGAGGAATTCCATGTA